CTATCTAGCCGGGGCACGCTCAACTAATTATCGCCCATTCTGCATTATCCCTGATGTTGTTGCAATTGACCTAAAAGTTAAATACGGGATTGACATTCATGCTCCCGAATTCATGAGCGATCAACCGACTAAAATGCGGTTTGCTCAAATCATGCGTACTGAGTATCCTGAGCTACTCACGAGTGCAGCAGCTAACCTGACAAATACAGGTGGCAGCTCAGGTATTATTTTGAAATAAGGAGTTTTTATGGCCACACCGAGATACAATAAACTACAAGAAAAAGTTATTCAGTGGGCGAACCGCGACAAAGAAATTTTCGGTGTGACCGCAAACAACCCTGATGGTTGGAAAGATTATATTGGGGATTTTCTCAATTATGCGGCAGATGAATCATACCGCTTATTGCGTATTCCCCCTCTTGAATATGAACGTACATATACAAT